ATTGCAAATTTACCTAGCATTTCCCACATTGCATCAGAAGATTCTTGGTCTTGCATATCAAATGCAGTTTGTCTTTCTAGTGCCGCTACTGCTAGTGCATGGTTTCTTTGTAAGTTATTTTGTGATGCTTCATTAGTCCATGATGCCTCATCTCTCCATTGTTGCCATAATGATGACATTGCAAAGTTAGATGAATTTAATAAATTTTGTGCGTTAGTTTGATTAGCCGCATTTGTTGCCGCAGTATTTGCCGTGTTAATACTTCTACGCCATTGTGTATTTGATTGGTCAATTATTTGTTGATTTTGTACATTAAACTTTTCTCGTTGGTCAGATAATTGTGAATTAAATTGACTAATAGCCGCCGCAGTTTGTGCATTAGCTTGAGACACTGCTGTTGTATTATTTGCATTTTGTGCTTCAAGTTTATTAGACTCTGATGTTGAAAATTGATTCATTGCATCACCACGTTGAGCATTGGAAGTAGACACCGTAGTTGATAAATTTTTATAGAATTGGTCTACTTGATTTTGACTAGTAGCATTAAACTGTGATGCCGCATTAGATGCCGCTTGGTCACTAAATAAAGTTGCTTGTCTTACTTGTAAATTTTGTAAATTAGCTTGTTGTTTATTACTAAGGTTAGCCATATCCATTTGTAGATATGCTTGTGCATTTGTTACTGCCGCTTGTTGTCTATTATTAAGATTTTGAAAAATCATTTCCTTATATGATGCCGCATCTTGTGCCGCTATAGGAATTGCTGATTGCATAACACCTTGTGCTAATGCTTCTGCATACATACTAGAAGCACCAAGACCTCTCTTAGCCATATTAGCTTCTACAAGTTTTTGTGCACCTAAAGCCCATGCAGGTAAATTTTTACCTTGGTCTACAGCACTAGTTACTTGTTGTTGTAATCCTGCAAGTTGACCTTGAACAGTTGCATCAGATGTTACTTGACCTTGTTGTGCGGCCATAGGTGCAGTAACTGTACCTTGTGCCGCAGTCATTGTAGGAGCAGTGCCTACAGTTGTAGCCATATAGTTAGCCGCAGTTTGTTGTGCAGGAGTTGCTATAGTTTGGGATGCCGCAGGAGCTGTAGCTGTAGCTGTTCCTGCAGTAGCCATTGGTGCAGTTGCGGTAGGAGCAGTTGCAGATACTCCAGAAGTTGCTAGTAATTCATTAGCATTAACATTTTGAGTTTGTGGAGTTATAGAAGTACCAGTTGCTAGTTTAGGGTCAACTGCTTGTTTTTTAATTAAATCTAACGCATCTTTAGATGTTCCAGATTGAGGATTAGGTACAACGCCTACTGGTAATTGCACTGCCGGTATTGGCACTGTTGTTGTATGTCCTGCTTCATGTGGCATAATTATTTCCCCTGTCTATTGTATTTTTTAAAGTTTAATCTTTTAGATTTATTTTTAGGCTTACTCCTTGATGAGTTACCTATTGAAGTTCTTTTCTTTACTGGTGTAAAGTATGTGTTATCTTGTTTTATAGCCAAGTTACTCTATTGCTCCGTGTCCTAGTAACATCTATCTCCTATGGTTTTGTTGGCCATGTTACGTTAGCTATTTTTTCTACTGTATCTAACCCAGTAGGTAAATCTCTTAAATCTTTTCTGTATTTAGTTTGGTCTGCTGTCATTGTATTATCAGAAGCACCCCACCAATCTGTTTCTGCTAATAATGAATTTCTTATTTGACGAAGATTTGCTAAGTCTCTATTTAACTGACCATCAGCCCATGTTTTTTCTTCAGCGTCACGAGCAGTTTCTTCAGCGTCTGTGAATTGTACTTTCACTCCGTTTATATTATGATATCTTGGCATTAATTTACTCCTTATTAATTTATTCCGTACATCTTTATTGTACCTGCATCTATATTTCCACTAGACATTTTAAATTGCACAGCATCTATTGCACTTGTGGTGTTGCCATATCCTGCAATAAACCATTGAGTTTGATAGTCATTTGCTTCTGTATTATTTATATTTGCTATAAAATGTTTAACAAAAGTTGTAGAACTTGGATTAAATAATTTTAATGTACCGCAACCATTTTGGTCATTATCCGTACCCATCCCTATCATTAATCTTTGGTAGTCCGTAGATTGAGCTAAATCATGAGACGTTGAATATGCAACTGCCGGGTTAGCTTCATCATTTTCTCTATGATACGCTTGAAAAGCGGTTGAAGTTTTAGTAACATTATAATTACTTCCTCCATCTACACTCATATTAAAAGTTAAATGTTTTGAATCAGTTGCGGCATGAATATTAATAAATTCAAATAAGTATTCTTTGTAAGTAGAATCTATACCGCTTGTAAAAGATAAAGTCGCAGAACTAGATGCTGTTGTTTCTGCTAACAAAACTTGTGAGCTTGCATTAACTAAAAGTGTGTTATATCTAATTGATTTATATGTTGCCATTATGCTATTCCATACATTTTAAAAGTTCCTGCATCTATATTTCCACTAGACATTTTAAATTGAATTTCATCTATTGCTCCTGTTACATTAAAGTATCCTGCAATAAAATTATTATTAGTATAATTATCTTTTTGATACATATTATTTACAGACATAAAATTAGTTTGAAATGTTGTATTGGATGGATTAAATACCCATAATTCACCAGACATTGATTCATCATTACCATTACCTATACCATTATCACATAATTTTTGAAATGAAGTTCCATTTGCTTGGTCTGCGGAAGCATTATAAAGAAAATTTGAATCAGAATTTCCTTCATCTAGTTGTGCTCTAAATACAGCCGATGTTATTGATTCATTAAAATCAGCACCACCTGCTACATTCCCTTGAAAACCAAGTTGAACATTATCTGTTGCAGGATGTACATCTATATATGTAAATATATATGTTTTGTAAGTATTATCCATAACAACACCGCTAGAACCATCTTGAAAACTAATAGTACCACTTGAACTAGCAGTTAATGTTTTAATTAAAGTCATAGCACCTGTTCCAACCTGTGCTGATGTAGTAGCCGCAGGAGGTGTAAAGTTGTGTGCTATTGCTGAATAAGTTGCCATTATATAATTCCAAACATTTGTATTGTTCCACCTTGTATTTCACCACCACTAAATTTAAATTGTACTCTTGTAATTGCTGTTGTTGTGTTTATGTATCCTGCCCTAAAAGTTTGATAAGCACCTTCACTATGCATATTTGCAATTGAACACGCCATAAAATGTTTAACAAAAGTTCCGCTACTTGGTTCAAAAAGCCTTAACCAACCAGATACAGCTTCATCATTTGCATTACCTATACTATCTGATATATTTTGAAGTGCTGTTCCTTGTGCTTGGTCTCCTCCAGTAGCATAAGAAATACCACTAGCATCATCTTCTCTATGATAACTAAAAAAAGAACTAGATGTTATTGTTTGATTATAATTTGTATTAGTGCCAGTATCTACTTGGAATCCAAACGTTATATCATTATTTTCTGGATGAATATTATTGTATATAAACAAATATTCGTTATAAGTAGAATCTATACCACTTGTAAAAGTTGCAGTAGCATCAGAACCATCAGATGTAAAAGTAGATAGAGGCATTAATGACCCTGCAAACCCTCCGTAGTCTACGTTGTATTTTATTGCGTTATAAGTAGCCATTATTTATGGTCTAATAACCAACCTTGAGTAGCATCAACATATACTAATCTAAATGCGGCTCTTTCGGTTGAAACTGTTAAATCTGAGGAATCTCCTTGTATCTTGTGAGAATTTCTTCCTATTGTAATATTATTAGTGTCAGCGGTTCCTGCATAATCAACTATTGCTATTGTATCTCCAATAGAAGCACTAGAAGGTAATGTCATTGTAAAAGCTGATGACGTTGTATTAACAAAATATCCTCTTCCTGCTACCATTGTTGTAGCACCTGTTATAACTGATTGCCATGCTATACCACCAAATCCACTTGCGGTACCACTATTAGTTATAGTGCTACCAGATAAAATTTCAAAACTATTAGCAGTAAATCTAAAATCATCTGCACCTGCTATTTTAATATCTATCTGGTCATCTGTATCTGCTGTAATACTTGTGTCACCATCAGCATCTAAAATTAGTTCTGTACCATTTAAGTCTGAATCTAAAGGCCCACCAACTGCACCAGATATTTCTACAATAAATATAGAAGCACCACTTGCAGGGGCTGTTGTAAAT